CTTTGAACCTCTCCTTGAGCAGCGAGAGGGGCGACAAGCCGCCCGAGGGGGCGGCGCTCAAAAAAGGGAGATAGTTCACCTCAAGCACGAACGCCAAGACCTTCAACAAGGTGCCGTAGCGCCCTTGAAAGCACGGGTCGAAGTGTTCAGACAACGCGAACTCTTGCTTCTTGCCGCCGTGAAATGCGGTGACGTAGGTCGTTGAGCACAAAGCCTTCGCGCGCTGCGCGCCGCCCGACTCAAGGATCGCGTTCGCCAGGACGTTCAGCGCCTCGGCGGTGCCCATGGGCGCGGGTCCGCCATTCTTCAAACCGTCGACGACAGCGCTCTTGAACGTATCCAACGCGACGGCGACGGGACCAGCGGCGATCTTGAGCAACCACGGCAGATGATCAAGCGCCACCTCCGAGCCGAACAAGAACACCTTGTAGGCGTGCCCGTCGATCTCGCGGGTGTGGACGGTCTGCGTGCCGAACAGGTTTTTGGTGAGCGCGTCGCCCTGCGCGGGCGGCTGCGAGAACGGGGTCTGTGGAAACATCGGCATCACTCGGCGGGGTGAGGGTCATGGCGCGGGCTGCGCGCCATGACCCTACGGTGTCACACGCCGCGCGTCAAGCCGGGCTGACGGTGCGCGTGTACTCGGCGCAGCCCCACGCGTAGTCCCGACGCCCATGCTCCGCGCCGAACGTCGACGCGGGCGGGGTCATCGGGAAGCACTCGGCGGCGCTGACCGTCTCGCCCGTCGAGATGTCGCGCACGAGGATCGGGATCGGCACACCCGTGAGCTTGTACGTCGCAATCGCCGTCTCCATGACGATGCGCGACGTGCGGGAGCCTTGCAGCAGCCCGAAGACAAACACGCCCGTGCGGTCGTTCAGCACCGCCAAGCCGACGTCGCCCGTCGAGCCCACAACCATCGCGGAGTCATCCGCGCTCGGCGTGAAGCCGACAAAGTCGCCGTCAGCGAAGCCCGTGATCGGCTGCCCGCCAAGCACAACGTATACCTCGCGCGCGTTGTATGCGCGCCCTCCAGCAATCTGACCCATGATCTACCTCTCTTGCGTGCGGGGCGTGATGCCCCGCGTGTTGTGTTGGTTCAGGCGCTGGCGAGGAGCGCGATGGCGACGCCGTCGTCGCTGACGTAACCCGTGCCTGCGATCGTCAGCACCGCGCTCGTCAACTGCCCGCCGAAGGTGAACGGATAGTTGCGCGCCGTGACGTTGCCGCTGCTCAGGTTGCGACGCAGCGGCAGGTTGACGAACGTGGTGCCGTCGTTCAGGTGCTGCGCGCGCACCGCCTGCCCGTTGACGCCGTCAACCGCGTTGCCGATCACGCTGAAGCCTTGATCGTTGTACGGGATCTTCGAGTTGCGCGCGCTGGCGTTGATGAGCTCTTGCGTCAGCGCCTCGCGCACGCGCGCGCCGTACCAGTCGACCGTCGTCGTCACGTCGATGAACGCGCCGCCCGCCATCTTGCCGGGGAAGGTCACGCCGACGCCGTCGAGCGTCAGGTAGACGTTGCCGCCCGCGTTGATGATGTTGAGCCGCTGCGTCGAGGTCATCTCCTCGTCATCAGCCGCGATGCCGACGAGCGGCGCGTGCGCCCACGCGGTCGCGCGAGTGTCGAGGTCCGCTGCGGTCTTGAACGAGGTCCAGGCGAAGCACGCGGGGATCGCGTCGTCGCTGTACCACAGCGGGAAGGTGCGCGTGTACGCGAGCGCCTGGAGCTGCAACAGGATGTTGCCAGCCGTGCCAGCCTTCGCGTCGGCGGAGGATGTCTGCGCGCCGAAGATGCGATTGTTGGACTCAACCCACGCGGCGGCGCGCAGGTTGTCAAGGTCGCTGCGGCTGACGAGCCCGAAGCTGTACCAACCTGCGTTCTCCGCGACGATCTCCGCAAGCTCGGTGGCGACGCTGCGGTTCGGCGTCGTGGCGACGTTCGTGAGCGTGCCCGCGACGTTGCTGACGCTGACGGCGACGGTGAACGGCGTGCCAGCGACGTCGGCGGTGAGGATCACGGCAGTCGACGCGCCGGACGCGGTGACGGGCTGCGAGCCCGCGTTGATCGCAGCGCGCAGCGCAGTCGCGACCGCCGCGTTGTCATCCGTCGGCACAACGGCGGTGTACGCGAACGGGGTGCCGTTGATCGTGATCGTGTAGATGTAGCCGTTGGCGATGGTGCCGCCGACGGTCACGGTGTTGACCTGCGCGACATCCGCCTCGATGCGCCCGACGGCGATCTGCGAGGGCGTCTGCGGCTGCGCAAAGCCCGCCGCCACGGCGTCGTACTGCGCCTGCGAGATGTCGCCCGCGAGCTGGTCCGCGAGCGCGTCGGCGCTGTTCTCGTAGAAGCGGATGCGCTCGGACATGCTGCACGCGCCAGCGATCATCGGCACGCCGAAGCTCGCCACGTTGACGCCGGGCGCGTCCGCGAATACCTGAATGTTTACCGCACTGTTGTTGTTCGCCACAGCGCCTCCTTACGGGCTGGTGATGATGATGACGTCTTGTCCGACGCCGTCGATGACGGGCGTCGCCTCAATGCGCGCGACCGCGGGCGCAACGCTCTCAAGGGTTTCTTCATACGCCCCTTGTGCCGTCAGCGTCCAGCGGTCTTCAAACTCAACGCCGACCTCCGCGGGGATGCGGCGCGCCACGCCCATGCGCGGCAGCGCGACGTTGAGCGCCGCGATCTGCTCGACGACTTCGGGGATCTCCGCGCCCATGACGACGGCGCTCAATGCCTCGTATGCTGTCGGGCCGTAGGCTGTGATCGCGACGTCGAGGCGATGTTGCAGCCGCGTCTCGCGCACGAAGTCTGCGCCGCTCGCCGTGTCAGTGACGCGCGTCTCGGACGTGCCAAGCCGCAGATCCGCGAGCAAGCCCACAGTCAAAAACGTCGCACCTGCGCCAGGGCGCGGCGCATCAGGGTAGTCGTAGATCAGCGTGACCGCGCTCGCGCCGCCCGCATCCTTGCAGAGCTTGACCGCGTCCCACACCGCCATCTCGACGTTGTTCGGCGTATAGCTCATGGCGTCGGCTCGACGTAGGGGACAGGGATCGCGCGCGCCACATCTGACGCGAACGCAGTGTATTTGAGGTGCGGCGACGTCGACGACAGCGCGTCGTGCGACTCGACCGAGAAGATCATAAAGTTTGTGCCGTCGTAGACCACGACGTCTGCCTGCTCGGTGCCGACGACCTGCGCGGTGCGCAGCGGCGTCGTGCGGTCCGCGTAGAGCTTGATTGAGCGCAGCGAGCGCAGCCCTTCTGGCGCGCGCATCAACTCGCGCCCGTTGAGCGGCTGGACCGCTGCGCTGATTGACAGCGTGACGGGCGCCACGGCGACGGGGAGCCCGCGGTTCGCGCCCGTCTGCGGGTAGGTCACTGCGCCGCGGCGCAGCACCGTGATCGGCTGCGGCTGAAGTACGTCGCTCACGACTTCACCTCGCTCGCGTCGCGCACGTCGCCGCGCACGGCAGCGACGGTCGTTCCGGTGACGATGTGCCCGCCCTCGGCCAGCGCCTGCTTGTACGCGGCGGCGAGCGCCTCAGACGGTGCCTTGAGCGCGGCGTCGGCAGACGTGCGCCCTGCGGCGACCTCTTGCACGCCCTTGACGAGCGCGGCGGTCAGCGCGGGGCGCGCCTCAGCGAACGCGGTGCGCAGCGGGGCGTCGCCGCCCTTGCGGTACTCCAGCGAGGCGGCGACGCCTGCGATGGTCTGCCCACCACCTGACGGATGCGGCGCGGCGCCTTCGGGCGTGAGGATGCCCGCGACGCCGACGCGCTCACGCAGCGTCTCGATCTGCTTGATCGCTGTGGACAGACCTTTGAGTGACTTAAAGAATCCCATCACACCACCGTCAAGCCGATCACGCACCGTCCGCGCAGCCGCAGGTACTCCATGCCGCCCGCCGTGGTCGCATACACCGCGTCGCCCTGTGACGCAGCGCCGCCGCCCGCGATCGTCGTGCCCGTTGAGCCGAAGCCGATAGACACGTCGCCAGTGGCGCGGCTTGCTACCGCGCCCGTCTGCGTCAGTCCGCTGCCCGGACCGCCCACAGCGCCCGCCGCAGCAGCGCTGCGCGCGCGGATCTCCAGCTTGTGCGCGACGAGCGCCAGCATGCCTTGCAGATAAAAGTTGCCCCACTTGCCCGCGTCAAACTCCGGCGCCGTCAATCCGATCATGATCGTGACGTCGCTGTCGCTCACCCCGGCATAAGCGGGCCACAAGAGCCGGAAGGTATCAATCGAGGTGGGCATCAGGTCACACGGGGCAGCGGGGGTGTAAAATTACAGGCCGAGGTTGCGAGCGTCGTCCTCAGTGATCAGGCGCATGACGCCGGGCTGGTCGCGCATCCGCTCACGGTGCGTCTCGTCGACCTCCTTCGACAGCGGGCACAAGATGCCGATGTCGCGCTTGTTCGCAGGCGCCATGTGCAGCTCGCCCTTGACCATGTCGAACGAGTTCTTGAGGTGGATCTTTGGCATACGACCCTCGCCGATCATGCCCTCGTCGACGAGCGACTGGTAGTACTTGCGGTTCAACATCTCGGTCCAGATGCCGCGCTCGATCACGTTCTCGCCGGGGTAGATCATGGTGCGGCTCACCTTCGTCGTGCTGCCGCCCCGCTCGCCGCCGTTCGGGACCGTGATCGGCACGTTCCAGCCGCGCGGGGACGAGAGGATCGACCACACGATGACGTGAGTCGACTCGGTGCCGTTCATCGCGGCGCCCTCACCAAGCGCGCCATCAGCGCGCACGTCGCGGGGCTTCATGTCGTCAGCCTCGGCGCGCGGCGCCTGCGCGGCGGTCATGCCGGGGGCGTTACTCATCAGGTCGGTGTTCTGTCGGGTAGCCATGATCTGCCTCATTCGTTGGGCGGGTGTGCGCGTCGTGCGCTGGCGTGGGGCGTGCCCACTGACGCCAAAGCCCCGCCCCTTGTGAGGGCGGGGCGCGTGGTGGTGCGTGACCTGGGATCAGTCGATCAACTCGACGATGACGTGCGAGATGGGCTTCTCGCTGATGACGCCCGCGGTCGCGGAGAACATCGGCATGTCGACGTTGAACGCCTTGAACTGCGGCGCAAGCACCTCATTGGGGATCGGCAGGTTGTGCTCCAGCCGATCGGGCGCCTTGGTCAACATGGCGATGACGGGCTCGCCGTTCGGGCCGGCGTTGCTGAACTCCCAGTAGCCCTTGACGTCCTTGACGAACTGGCTGTTCGCGAGGAAGACCTCAAGGATCGTGCGCGGGTTCAGCGTCGAGTACTCCGTCGACGCGATGAAGTTGTACGAGTCGAGGTCCAGTCGCAGCGCGTTCGGCTTGACGGCCTGCTTGTTCGCGGTGAGGATCTGGCTCTCCATCGCGTACAGCACGGCGAGCGTCTGCTGGGGGTTCGCGCCGGGGCGGAACAGCGCGATGTCGTACTGAAGCCGCGGGATGTAGGGGATCGACAGCAGGCCCGTGATGCGGCGCTCAGCCGAGCCATAGATGGCGATGTCGTTGTTGAACTGCGAGATCGCGACGCGCGCAGACAGGGCGCGGTCCGCCTCGATCGGCTCGTCGCCGAACTGCGCGGCGAGCAGCTCCTGCTGCGTGTAGCCGTAGATCACGCCGTGGTAATCGACGGCATACACGTCTTCGATGATGCCCGCGCTCACGCGAGGGATGTCATCGCCGTCCGGCGCGAGCCACTTGCTCTTGCCGAAGTGCTGCTTGACGCGGCGGTTGAAGGACTTGGCGCCGACGGCGACACGACCCTGAGGGGGCATGTCTTCCATGCCGTTCAGGACGGGCAAGTCCTGCTCAAGCGCCGCCTGCGACACATCCATGAGCTGACGCTCGACGAACGCGCTGTTCGCTGACGTGCTGTAAGTGGGGATAGCCATTTCTTATCTCTCTCTCGTGGCGCCGCGGCGCGGTGTGATGTGGGGCGGCGGCGCGGACCTCTCCGCGCCGCCTGCGCTTGTCAGTCGATGTTGAGCGAGACGATCGCGAGGTTCTGGCCGTTGCGGGCCGTCTGCCAGCGCGCCTGCGGCAGCAGGACGCAGCCCGCGGCGGCGGTCGCGCGGAAGCGGCCGATCTCGGTGTTGGCGCCCGACGCAGCGACGCGCACGAAGACCTGACCACCCGGCAGCGTGGCATCCTCGGAGAACACGCGCGCCATGCCGCGCTTGCGGATCGCGCAGACGCTGTTCGGGCCGTAGCCGTCGACGCCGTCCTGGCTCGTGACCTCCAGCGCGTTGGTGCGGATCGCGACGCCGCCAGCCAGACCCGCGAGCGTGGTGCCCGGCGTGTCGGACGTGATCACGAGCGACGCGACGGGAGTCACGGCGCTGATCAGGAAGTCGGAGCCGTTGATCGCGGTGAGCGTCAGCGTGGCGTTATCCTCGGTCGCGGTGACGTACAGCGACAGCGCGGCCTGACCCGCAGCGCTCGCGGCGAGCCCCTCGACGATCTCCTGCACGGTCGCGCTGCCATCGGAGAGGTAGGAGATCAGGTAGTGCTGACCGTTGATCTCAAGGTTGATCGCGTAGGTCGTGGAGTTGACGGCGGTCGGGGTGAACACCGCGACGCGACCCGTGAAGGCGGACGCGGACAGGACGCGGCACGCCTGCTCGCGCGCGGCGTCGAACAGCACCAGGCGGCCGAAGGGCACGGGCGAGGCGAGGACGCCAGCGGTTGACGACAGCGACAGCTGCGCATCGTCTTCGGTGAGCGTGAAGCTCAAGCCGATGGAGCGGCTCGCGACGGTGAAGGCGTTGGTGCCGCTGGACGCGATGACCGAGCCGGACACGGCGGGCTCGTTGTTGATCGCGGCGACCAGACCATCGGCGATCTCCTGCTGCGTCGCGGAGCCGTCCGAGAGGTAGGACACGGGGACGCTGTTGATGTTGACGATGTAGGCCTTGCTGTTCGTCGCGCCCGTGACGCTGACGACGACGGACTGGACCGCCTGCGGCGAGGCGTTCAGCAAGCTCATGTCGAGCTTGTTGTAGGACGAGCCGTAGGCGTCGCCCTCACGGCCCTCGATCAGGGAATCAGTGACTTCAATCTGGGGAGCCATATCTTGCCTCCTAAGGGCGTGTGGGGCGTGGCGCGCGGGGCGTGGTGCCCCGCGCTCGTATCACTTCTTGATGCCAGCGAGGCGCTCGCGCTGCTG